TTTTTCGCATTTTTTTACCCCCCCCCCATCTGTCGTGGTTGTTGGTTTTTTTTTGTTTTTTTTACCTGCGGGGGGGGGGGGGGCGGGGCGCCCCCGCCCCCTGCGCTCTGAGGCGGGCAAAGAGGGAGGGAGGACCACTGGCCACCTTGCAGCTGGGCCGCCCCAGCCCAAAGCAACAGATTTTTCTGCGCGCGAGGGCGCGGGTCGTCGCCTACGGCGGGGCGCGGGGCGGCGGAAAAAGCTGGGCGCTGCGCACCAAGGCGATCCTGTTATGCCTGCGCTATCCCGGGATCCGCATCCTGATGATCCGGCGCAGCTACCCCGAAATCCGGGACAACCACATCCTGCCCATGCGGCAGCTCACACAGGGGGCCGCGGTGTACAAAGACGGCGACAAGTCGCTGTGGTGGCCCAACAAAAGCCGCATCCGGTTCGGCTACTGCGACGCCGAGGCCGACGTGCTGCAGTATCAGGGGCAGGAGTACGACGTCATCCTGATCGACGAGGCGACGCAGCTGACCGAATCGCAGTTTCAGGCGCTCACCGCCTGCGTGCGCGGCGTCAACGCCTTTCCGAAACGGATCTATCTGACCTGCAACCCCGGCGGGGTGGGGCACGGATGGGTCAAGCGGCTGTTCCTGGACCGGGATTACCGGCCCGGCGAGGAAGCGCGGGACTATCTGTTTGTGCCGGCGAAAATCTACGACAACGAGGTTCTGATGAAAAGCCAGCCCGGCTACCTCAAAAGCCTGCAGGCGCTGCCCGAGGACATGCGCCGCGCGTGGCTGGAAGGCGACTGGGACATCTACTCGGGGCAGTATTTCACCGAGTTCAGGCGGGACCTCCATGTCATCGAGCCCTTTGCCATCCCGTCTCACTGGAAGCGGTACGCGGCGATGGACTACGGCCTCGACATGCTGGCGGCGCTGTGGGCCGCCCTTTCGCCCGACGGGGGCATGGTGATTTACCGGGAGGTGTACGAGAGCGGCCTGATCGTCTCGGCGGCGGCGTCGCGCATCCGGCCGTACGGCTCGGAAACGCGCGGCGTCATCGCGCCGCAGGATCTCTGGGGCCGCTCGGCCGACCCCGGAAAGAGCCAGGCGGAATCCTTTTGCGGGCACGGCGTTTCGCTTTCGCGCGTGTCCGACCGCGGGCGGGTGGACGGATGGCTCAATCTTGCGGAGTGGCTGCATCCCGAAGACGGGGTGCCGCCGCTTCGCATTTTTAAAAGCTGCCGGCATCTCATCCGGACGCTTCCGCTTTTGCAGCGCGACGAAAAGAACCCGAGCGACTGCTCCACCGAGCCGCACGAGATCACCCACGCGCCCGACGCGCTGCGCTATCTGCTGGCCGGAAGGCCGGCGCCGCACCGGCCGCCGCCCAAGCCGCCCGTCTATCATTTTTCGGCCGAGCGCCCCCGGCGGGACCCCGCCGGAAGGGGGGAGGCGGTGCGCGTGATCTGAGGGCTTTGCCAAAGCAAGACGGGGACGGCGGGACAAAAAAACGGCTTGCCGCGGCGCGAAAAAATTCGCGGGCGCGGCGTTTTCGTTTCGGCGGGAAGCTTTGCCGGAAGGGGGGGAGGCGGCGCGCGCGATCGGAAGGGCTTTGCCGGAGCAAGACGGGGACGGCGGGACAAAAAACGGCTTGCCGCGGCGCGAAAAAAATTCGCGGGCGCGGCGTTTTCGCAGGAGAACATTTTGACGCGGGGCGGCCCCGGACGGGGCGCCCGCAGACGAGAGGGACAGGTGAACAGAGGATGATGCAACTGGTGCCGGCCGCGCTTTTCGCGGCCTTTGCGATCGCCGCCTACCGCATGGGGCTGCGCGACGGAATGCGAAAGCTCGACGGCCTGCCGCCCGGGGCGCCGATCTGGCGCGGGCGCAGGTCCGGGGACGCCGACGGCCGGGTGTCGAAGCTGCTTTCCAACATCGACGCCTACGACGGAACGGGAAAGGGGCAGAGGAAAATTGACTGAGGACAGAACCGACATCTGGAAGCTGTACGAGCGCGGCCGGGATCACCACAACCGCGCGATGATGTATTCCGATACCGACCGGGCGCACCGCTTTTTCGAGGGCGACCAGTGGTACGGGCTGGAATCGGGCGGCGAAACCCTGCCGGTGTACAATTTCATCCAGCCGACCTGCGAATACAAAATCGCGATGGTGGCGCTCAAATCGATGGCCATCCGCTACACGTCGCCGGGCGGCGGCGACCGGCTGGCGTCGGTGGCCTGCGCGTCGCTTGGCCGCATGGCCGCGCAGACGTGGGAGCAGACCCGAATGGACAAGCGCCTGTGGGAGATCGTCCGGGAGGCCTGCATCGCCGGCGACAGCTATCTCTATTTTTACGACGGCGGCCGCAGCAGCCAGCTCGTCGACAATGTGGATCTCTATCTCTCGGACGAGCAGCAGCGGGACCTTCAGAAGCAGTCCTACCTCATCCTTTACGAGCGCCGGCCCGTCGGGGACGTCAAGGCCGACGCGCGCAAAAACGGCCTGTCCGAGGACGACATCGCCGGCATCGCGCCGGACGCGGACAGCGCGGACCTGCTGGGGGACGCGAAAAACGAGGTCAAAACCGACGAGGGCAAGTGCTCCTGCCTGCTGTACCTGACCCGGCGGGACGGCGAGGTGCGCTACGCGCGCACCACCAAAACGGTGGTCTACCAGCCCGAGACGGCCGTCCCCGGGATGACACTCTACCCCGTCGCGGGCTTCGTCTGGGCGCCCAAAAAGGGCTCGGCCAGAGGCAAGGGCGAGGTGTCGCAGCTCATCGCCAACCAGATCGAGTGCAACCGGCTGCTGGCGCGCAGAATGGTCTCGACCAAGCTGTCGGCCTTTCCGAAGCCGGTGTTTTCGTCGAGCGCCATCGCGAATCCCGACGACATCGACGCCATCGGGGCCAAGATCGAGATCCAGGGCGGCGTGCAGAAGGTGGCCGACGCGTTCGCCTACATCCAGCCGGCGGCCATCTCGGGCGACGCGCACGCGCTGCAGCAGGAGCTCATTTCGGTGACCCAGCGCATGGCGTCGACCGGCGACGCGGCGCTGGGCAACGTCAACCCCGAGCAGGCGTCGGGCGCCGCCATCGTGGCGGCGAGGGACCAGTCGGCCATCCCGCTCAACGAGCAGTCGGCCATGCTGCGGCAGTTCGTCGAGGACGTCGCGCGCGTCTGGCTCGACATGGCGTGCGCCTACAACCCCGACGGCATCGTCGCGTCGGACAACGGCGAGCCGGTTTCGATTTCGCCGCGGACGCTGCGGGAGCTGCGGCTCAACGTGCGCGTCGACGTGTCGCCCATCGATCCGTTCAGCAAGTACGCGCAGGAGCAGCACCTGTTGGGCCTGCTGCAGGGCGGCGCCATCTCGTTTGAGGAATTTGTCGGGGCGCTCGACGACGACGCGTCGGTCCCCAAGGGAAAGCTGACCGAGATCGTCCGGCAGCGCGGGGACGCGGAGCCGCCGCAGGCGCCCGGTGCGCTCGCCCGGCTGCTCGGACAGGGGGGGGATCCGGATGGACAAACCGTGCAAATGTAGAACCGAGCCGCTGATCTGGAGGATCCGGCGGGAGGGGGCGCAAAAGATCATCGTCTACAAGTGCCCGTCCTGCAAAAAGCAGTGGGAAAGCCCCGGACCCAGGGCGTGAGTCCGCCGGCCGCGGTCTTTTGCGGCCCTGCGGGGTGAAAAACGCCGGACGCCAAACGGCGCGAATCGAAAAAGGAGGAAATCATGGACGAACTTTTAAACACGGTAAACGACGTGCAGGGCGAGGTCGTGGACGCCCCGGCCGAAACAGGAGGCGAAACCGCGGAGGCGCAGTCCCCCGCGCCGGAATCCGCCGAGCCGGAGGCTTCGGCCAGGCAGACCCCCGAGCAGAACCGGTGGTTTGCCGAGCAGCGCAGGGCCGTCGAGGCGGCCAGGGCCGAGGCGCAGCGCGCCAAATCCGACAGCGACCGCCTGATGCAGGCGCTTCGTTCCTATGGGTACGAAGGGGCCCCGCAGGAGATCGCCGACCGCGTCGAGGCGGCGGGCAAAAGGATCACCGTCGAGCAGCTGCGGGCCGGCCGCCTGATCGAGCGGCAGCAGCGGCGGCAGGCGGTGCAGAGCGCCCCCGAATACGTGCAGGCGCGGCAGGAGCTGGACAGTCTGCGCCACGTCGTGCACCAGGGCGTGTACGACCGGGATCTTTCGGAGATCAAAAAGTCCTTTCCCGACGTGACGGCCCAAAACATCCGGGAGCTGGGCGGGCAGTACTGGGCGCTTCGCCGAAGCGGCGTGTCCAACCTGGTGGCCTACGGCGCCGTGCGCCAGGCGCAGGACGCCGCCCGGACCGCCGGGCCGCCCGACATCGGCGCGGTCAGCCGGGCGGGCGGCGCGCAGAAGGATTTCTACACGCCGCAGGAGGTCGACCGCCTCACGGCGGGCCAGCTCGGCGACCCCGGGGTTCTGCGGGCCGTTCAGACATCAATGACAAAATGGAGGTAATCAAAACATGGCATACGGCAATTTCAAACCGCTGGTGTGGTCGAGCCACATCCAGCACGAGCTGCCCAAGTTCACCGTCTTCGAGCCCGACTGCGACTACCGCTTTAAGGGCGAGGCCGGCATGGGCAAGACGGTCAAGATTCTCGGCGTGGCCCGCCCGACCATCGGCGACTACACCGGGACCGACATCGGGACGCCCGAGATCATCCCCGATTCGTCGGTGTTTCTGCTGATCGACCAGGCCAAGTACTTCAACTTCATGGTCGACGACGTCGACGAGGCGCAGGCCACCAAGGGGCTCATGGCCGCGCTGATGGAGGAATCCACCCGCGCCGTCGCCGAGGCCAGGGACGACTACATCGCCGAGCTCTGCGCGCTGGGCGCATCCAACGCCTCCTCCTCGACCGCCGTGTCCTCCTCCGAGGGGGCCCAGGCCCTGGTCGACGCGGCGCTCGAGACGCTGTGGAACGCGGGCGTGTCCCCCAAGGACGACGTGACGATGTATCTCTCCCCCAAGCTCTACCGCTACATGATGGCCTACATCGCCTCGCTCAAAACCGACAACGACAAGCTGGTCGGCAGCGGCATCCTCGTCGCCTACTCGGGCGCCAGGATCAAGATGAGCACCAACCTCTACAACGACGGGACCGACGACTATTCGGTGGTCAAGACCTCCAAGGCCGTGGCCTTCGCGTCGTGCATCGAGAGCGTCGAGGCCTACCGCCCCGAGGGGCTGTTCTCCGACGCCATCAAGGGCCTCAACACCTACGGCGGCAAGGTTGTCCGCCCCAAGGAACTGTACATCATCAAGTCCAGATAAGGAGGAACAAAAATACATGGCTACTGTTGCAGTGACCCCTCAGGCGCTTTGCTGGAATACCTTTGACCTCGATGTGGCGCTTTCGGCTCAGACCTCCACCGCGGACGGATTTCTGGTGGATGTTTCGGCCGCGGCCGACCACAAGCTGCTGCTGCTGTTCTCCAACACGTCGGCCGACACGGCCTACGGCATCACCGTCAAGGCCGGAAACGCCCTGCAGGGCGTTTCGGATCTGGCCGTCTCCGGCCTCGCGGCTTCCAAGATGGCCGCCGTCGCGGTCGAGAGCGGAAAGTTTAAACAGGTGTCGGGCGACTACAGGGGCAAGATCCGCGTGGTGTGCGCAAACAACGCGGTCAAAATGGCCGCGGTGGTGCTGCCCTGACCGGGCGCGGGGATCCGTTTGGGTCCCCGGACGCCCCCGCGGGCGGCGGGGGGGGGCGGGTGACCCACCCCGCGGGGCCCCGCCCGCCGGGGCGTTTTTCGCC